CCTTTTTTGCGTTTTATTCCAGTGGGGTGGGGCGCGCCTGAAGCCGCCCAGAAAAAGCCGTCTTGCGACGGCTGGTGTGGGCGGGGGTTCCGTAGAAGCATCCCGCCATATCCACTTGCCGCTACACTACCATTGCCACGGTTTGCTGTCGAGAGAATTTTCAGCAACCGAATCCATTCATACGATTGGCCGAAATCCCGCGAAAGTTAACCCTGTCCCTCTACCGCGCGTAGATGGAGCCCTCCGGAAGTGCCCGTAAGGCACTTCCGGCATTTCTGGATCAGTTGTCAGAATTTCTTTGATAACTGGGCGGTCGAAAAGAAAATACTGAAGGATTTACGCTGCCGCGCAATGGAGCATCGCAACCCTCGGCTCTGTCCCGCTTATTCCGCCATGCTTCGGCGCCCTGACATCCTCTCGGCGATGGCCGCGCCGATTTCGTTCGTGCCGCTCACGTAGCTGATTAGCTCGCCGTTGGAAGTTTTCTTCCACGCGCCGAGCTTGTGCGAGAATTCCGAGAGCTCCGATGCCGACGAGAACGTGTTCACGAACTCCGCGACCCTGTCGATTATCCCAAGCTCTTCCCGCGTGAAAACATCGGGGGCTTCGCCGTTCGGCACTATGATGCCGCCCCATTCGTACGATTCGAACTGTATGCTACCCTCGCGCACCATGCCGGCTATGCGCGTCTCGTAGTCGGTCATGATTGGGCCGTAGTTCGCATGAGCGTAGGACATGCCGGTGAGCGATTTGCCCGTGAGCTCGAACGCGAAGCCGTCGCAGAAGAACGCGGCCTTCTGCAGCTTCGTCTTGTACAGCCCGCGGCATTTCTCGGCGAGGCGCATCGTGAGCGCCGTGACGCGCTCCCAGTCGAATGCGCGGTAGCCGTTCGTGGAGCATGGCTCGCAACTGCTCATGAGCACGATTCCGTCCCACAGCAGCCCCATTTTGTCACCGGCGGCAAGGCGCTCGATGTAGCTGCGAACTTTGGCGGCACTTGCGGGCGCTATGCTCTGGCCGTTCAGGGAAAGCAGCATTTCCGCCCCCTTCGGGGTTGCGGCCATGCGCATGGTGTTGCTGTGCAGCAGATCAGGGACCGACCCCTTGTCGTATTTGGCGGCGGTCTGCTCCCCGAAGCCCAGGAAGCGGCTGAACTCGCGCAGCGAAAGTCCCAGGCATTGGCGAAGGTTGCGTACCTCGTCTTTGGTGACGAGGCCGTGGGCCTTGCAGTATGCGGCGTATGCGGCGTCGATGTTGCCGCTCTCAACGCGGGCGTCGGCTATCATCTCGCCGCAGTGGGGGCATACGGCCACCGTGGCGGTGTAGGCGACATCTTCGCCCTTGACGGGCAGGGTTTCGCCCCTTTCGACGAGCTGGGCGGTTACGGGCTCGTCGCATTCGATGCAATATGTCTCGATGGTTCCGGCCATCTTATCGCACCTCCCTTTCGGTGTAGAGCTTCACCGACAGCACCTTCGCGCGTTCGGCGTCCATCCTTATCGAGAGCTTCAAGTACAGCTTTTCACCGCAATGCGTCGGGCTGAACTCCGCGACGGTCCACGCGGCGCGCTTTGGGTCCCTGTCGGGTTCCGGCCCGTCGAAGCAGTCCTTCACCTCAAGCCCGAGGATGACTTCCTTAAGCTCGGCCATCGTCATGTTGTGTTCCGAGATAAAGCGAAGCGACGCCTCTCGGTTGACGAAGATGAAGCCGTTCTTCTCGACGAAGCGCTTGAGCTCCATCAAGAATAGCGATATGGATGCTGATGGTTTCAATTCTCTCCTTATTGTAATCAATTAATTACATGTTGCCTATAACTAATTGATCGTTATGCGTCAAGCCTATATATAGAAAATTTCGATAGCTAGAACCAGCAATCGAACGGCAGCGCGTTGTAGGCCACTCCGCCTGCCATGGTGATAGTGAGGTGGCGGGCGCGTTGCCGCGGTGCGGTATAATCGCTCGTATATCTGCGAAACAGAATGCGAGGCTATCTTGGAAATCTATGACGAGAAGAGCGGCGCTCCAATATCGCTCCTCGATTCGCTCAGGTCGCGCGAGCGCGGCGACCTCGTGCAGGTTGTCGGAATCGGCGAGAAGGCCCGGTTCGGCCGAATCTTGCCGCTTGTCCAGCTCCAGCAGGTGGGAAACCCCCTCTCGCTCTACGACGGAGAGACGCGCGCCGACTCGCAGGGCAGGCACGTGTTCGTCGGGTACGACAAAGACCCCGCCTAGCCGAACATTCCCGACAATCCGCCTATGGCCGCCGCCACCTTCGGAACGAGCCCGGCGGCTTTATCTGCGTCGCCTGCGCGGTCACTCGTCCCCGTCGTGCGGCGGAAATCCTCTCGCCTCCTTTTCCAAGCGTTTTCTGTCGCCGTCGACGCGGCGTCTGAGCTTTTTGACGTCCTCTTCCGGAGGCAGGTTTTCGGGCTTGATGCCGCGCTTACCGAGCAACTCTCGAACGCCTTCGTTGTTCTGTACGTGCTCGTTTGTAATCGGCTGTTCACCAAAGAGGTCGTGCTCTTCGATGTTGTGGTTCGTGAGCTCGGTAGCGAGCTGCTTTGCCGCGATGGTCACTGCGGGCAGATGGTCGGCAATCGGTGTTCGCCCCTTGATTCCGAGCCTCTTCTTCATGGACGCAGTCGAGTGCCCGCCGAACAGCGCGCGATCTCCCTTGGAGCGAACCCGGCCTATGCCCGCGCTATCGACTCCTCGTTCGTACATGTTCGCCGAAAAGACGCGCTCGGCCTCGGTCAACCCATCACGCGCCGCGATTCGGGCGATGGCGGTCATCCGCTCCTCGATTAGCTCCTGCTCGCGCGTCTTCAAGGCGAAGTAGCTTTGGGCGAATGCTATTTCCTCTTTGCGCGGGTCGCCGTTCATGGCGATGAGGTAGCAGGCATAACGGGTCAGCTTGTAGTCTCGGATTTGGCGTGAGCTGCCGCTGCCGAGGCTAACCATTTTGTTGACTTCAACAAAATGGTCCCCATCAGGTCGTTCTGTGGTATCGGCGGAAATTTTCGCCCTGCTGATGGCGACTTCGAAATTACGCCATTCTGTATATCCAAGGAATTTTTGGATCTCCCTGGCATACCAGAACTCGATGCCCATCTCGTCATCAAAGTGGGCCAAGTCGTCTAGCGTGAGTCTGCGCTCTTCTATCTCCCTGCTGTCCATTTCGCCCCTTTCTGTTCTTCGGCGTTTGCATTAAACGCTTCCTATTCCAGCTCGGCGCTTGGCTGGAACCACACCACAGTGCCTACGAACTCCACCGTGTGCGCTGCCGGGTCGTCGACCACGATGTCGGTGTAGCCGTCGTCGAAGCTGTCGGGCGAGAGCACGAGCACGTTGGCGCCGCGGTAGAGTCTTCGCATGACGTAATCGGCGCCATCGATGCTTACGACCGCGATCGACCCATTTGCCGGCCGCCGCGCGGGGTCGATGAGGATATAAGAGCCTTCCGGGTATACCCTGGACATGCATTGGCCCTCGACTTGGAGGAAGTAGCCGTCGCGGTGGCGCTCCCACACCTCGTACGGCAGCGAGATGCGCTCGTCGAGCACCTGCGGCTCCTGCGCGTCGCCCGCGTGCACCTTGCCCAGGAGGGGAAGGTATGCCTTGCGAGGTTCGGGCGGCGTGATTGCGCCGGGAACTTGTTTAATGCGCGGCTTTTTTGTTACTGGGTCGATGAGGGTCATTCCGCCCTCTTCGATGATGTTGCTCTTCGTTATGCCGTAGCATGAGGCCATTCTTTCGATAGCGCCCATCCTTGGCTCGCTGTAGCCGTTTTCCCATTTCGATACGGCGTTTTCTGTAACGCCAGCAATTTCGGCAAGCTCGCGCTGCGTGACATGAAAAATCGCACGTAGCGCTTTTATGTTCTCAGCGATGCTCATGCGTAATCTCCTTAGCGGTAATTATTTTCCATAATTCTAGTAAAAAGATTCTTGACGCGATACAGAAATTTAATTACTGTATGCAATGTCGAAAGGAGGAAGCGTGAAGGCACTTCGCTCAGTTAGAGAAAGCAAGGGCGTGACGAAGGTCGCTATGGCGAATGCCTTGGGTATTACCGAAAAGACCTATTCAGCGTACGAAAAGAACCCTGGTTGCATCAAAATCGATACAGCGAGGAAAATCGGGGAATTTCTCTCCGTTAATGTGTCGGATATTTTTTTCGACTCAAACAGTAATTAAATGCCTTAGATTACGGGAATTTTGCCGCCGCCGGTGGGCGCCCATCCCGAGGCGCTTTCGCGTGACCCTCCGGCGCCGCATGGCCGGGTGCAGACGGCCACGGGGCGGGCGCCGACCGGCGGCGGCATCGAAACGGAAGGAGGTCGGAGATGGAAGGGCAAGCGCAGACATACTACACAATCCCGCAGCTTGCCGAATTCTGCGGCGTGCCGAAGTCGGCGCTCTACTCGGCGGCGCGGAGGGGAGACCTCAAGACGGCGATGCCGAAGGGATGCGAGCGGCTGAAGCTCGTGAAGATGGAATGGTTCGAGGAATGGATCGGAGCAGGCGAATGATTCCAGGAAAAAATAACGCGCCCGGAGATTGGAACCCGATGGGCGCGGCCATAAAAAGCACCGACGATTCTACCACGTTCGCGGACGATGCGCGATTCGCCGCGCGAGCGCTCGGCGCGGGCGAGCTGTTCGAGGGCGCATCGACGCCCCGCCGGCTTTTGGGCTCGCTCGGAATAGCCATGGTGGGCGTCGGCTGGGTGCTCCTGCTGGGCATCGTCCTTTAGGGGTCCGGCATGGGATTTTACCTGCAAGACGACATGTGGGAAGGCGCGTCGGTGCTCCCGCGCAAGCAGCGCGACGAGGTCGTCGGCGCTCTCGCGCAGCTCTATTTCGACGGCACGGAAGCGCCGCTCAAAGGGGCCGCGCTGGCCGTCTTCCTCACATGCAAGGAGCGCGTCCTTATCGCGAAATCGCGCTCCGAGGCGTCGTCGCGGCCGAAGCCGCGGGCGAATCGAAAGCGGAACAAAACGAAATCAAAAGCGAATCAAAACGATATCAAACGCGAATCAAAATCGAGCCTTCCTATTAAAGAGGGAGAAAGAGATAGAGAAGAAGACACTGACGTGTCTTCTATCCCCCCAAACCCCCCGGAGGGGGACTCGCGTGAATTCCGCGCCCTCGGCTTCGTCGACCCCGACGACCTGCCGAGCGACGAGCCGGGCGAGTTCGAGCGGTTCGCCGCCGAGTGCATCGACGCCTTCAACGCCGTCACCGGCAAGGACTACCGCTCCTCGGGCGGAAAGGACTGGCTCGACCTTCGCCGCATCTACGACTCGGGGCGCACCGTGGAAGACGTGCGCAAGGTCGTCGCCGCGAAGCAGGAGCAATGGGCGGATTCCGAGATGGCGAGGTTCATACGGCCGTCGACGCTGTTCGGCGCGAAGTTCGAGGAGTACCTCAACGAGGGCGAGGGGGTGGCATCCGATGAATCGGATTGGGACTTCGATTGACGATATCACCGAGCGCATCGCGGCAATCCGCGCCTCGATAACGCCCGAGCGCCAGGCCGAAATCGACGCCGAGATCGCGGCCGAGCGCGCCCTTGAGGCGAGGCGCAAGGTGATCGCGGTGGGGATGCCGAGCATCTTCGAGCGGACGCCGTTCGACGTCGCGCCGCTTCGCGCCTGCCGATGGGCCGAGAACGCCTGGGACGGCTCGCCGCGCAACCTCGTCGTGATGGGCGATTCGGGCGCGGGCAAGACGAAGGTCGCATGCGCCATCCTGGCGGAATCGGCGACGCATGTGCCTTGCCGGTTCGCCACCTTCGGCGACGTGCTGCGCGGCGTGCGCGACACCTACGGCGCGGAAGGCAGCGAGTCGCGGGCGCTGGCGCAATGGACCGGATGCCGAATCCTGTGCCTCGACGACATCGGCAAGGAGAAGCCGACCGCCGACGCGCTCGAGAAGCTCTTCGCGCTGCTCGACGCGCGCTACCGCTCGGGCAAGCCGACGCTCTTCACGATGCAGTACCAATCGCCCAAGGAATTGGGGCATCGGCTCATGGAGAGCGGCGGCGACAAGCCCACGGCGCAGGCGATCGTGCGCCGCGTGTTCGGCGGCGGGGAGTACCAGGCGGAAGTAGTGCGATGTTAGGAGCGAAATGAGGATTTGGGTAGTGAGCACGGGCAGCGGCCCCGTCGCGGCGTACGACAGCTTTTCGGCGGCGCGCAAGTACGCCGCGTCGCTGAAGGCGGCGGGAGTCTCGATGGTGACGGTCAAGTCCGTGAGACTCCACACGCTCGGGGCGGTTTGATGGCGACCGCCAGGCGAAACAAGCGAACCGGCGCTTGGGAGGTCCGCTGCTACGCGGGCATCGACCGGGCCACCGGCAAGAAGCGCAACCTGTCGCGGACCCTGCCGCCCGACGCCTCGGGGGACGAGGTCGCGGCGGCCAAGGCCGACCTCGACCGGATCGCGGCGTTCTGCCGCAGCGGCGGCGTGTCGTGGACGGTCGGCGGGCTGCTGCGCTACGACCTCGAAAGGCTTCCCGCTTTGGGGTTGAGCCCGACGACGGTCGACGGCTACGCGAGCTACCTGCGCTGCTACATCGAGCCGTACGTCGGGTCGATGCCGGTGGCGGACGCGCGTCCGTACGTCTTCAGCTCGCTTCTGCGGCGCATCGCGACGCGGGGCGGCAAGGACGGCAACCCGGTCTCGCCCGCTACCGCCCGCAAGGTGCTCGCGTGGCTCTCGGGGGCGTTCGGGCGCCTGGCCTCCGAGGGCGTGATAGCGCAAAGCCCCGTCGCGGGCGTGAAGCCGCCGAAGCAGGCGCCGCCCGAGTCGATGGCGCTTTCCGCCGACGAGGTTCGCAGGCTTTCCGCCTGGCTCGAAAGCCACGAGGGAGACCCCTGCGCCGACGCGATATCGCTGTGCCTGGACACCGGCCTTCGCCGAAGTGAGCTGGCGGGCCTGCGCGTGGGCGACTACAACCGCGTATTCGGCCAGATCAAGGTCGCCCGCGTGCTCGTCGAGACCCGCGGCGGCGTGGTCGAGAAGGAGCCGAAGAGCGGCACGTCCAAGCGCTGGGTGCCCGTGCCCGGGACGGCGGGCGAGCGGCTCTCGCGGCACATCGAGTCGCAGCGGGAGCGCCTGGCGGAAAGAGGGGTCGCGCAAGGCGATTCCACGCCGATGTTCGCGACGGACGGCGGCGCGGCCGTGCGGCCGAGCGACCTGACGGCCGCCTTCAGGGCCGCCGCGGACGCCGCGGGGCTGCCCAAGCGGCACCATCTGCACTCGCTGCGCCACACCTACGCGACCTACCTCCTGTCGACCGGCACGAGCTTCAAGGAGGCCCAGGAGCTTTTGGGCCACGCCAGCGCGACGACAACCCTCAACGTATACGGGCACGTGGTGCCCGGAAGGAAATCGGAGGCCGCCGATGCCTACATTCGGTGGCGAGAAGGGAAACAGGAATGAAGAAGAAGGAAATGGCGGCGCTGTTCGACGAGCTGGGCGAATACGCCCTCGAAACGAAAATCGAGCCCATCGGAAAGCAATCGGACCGAGACGGCAAGAAGCTGGTGGAGATCGCGCTGCTCGCGTCGGCTTCGACCTTCGCCTTCTGCTCGGCCATCGCGGAGGGATCGGTATCCATGCCGCTCGGCGGCAAGCAAGAGCGATACCACGCGCTCGCGCGCATCTTGCAGCTCGCGTTCGACATAGATGCGAAGGACTCGAAATGATGGAACGACGGGGGAACGACGGGCATGCCGCGGGCCGTCCCGCGGAGCGCCGGGAATGCCGACGCGAGCAGGGCGGATGCCGCAAGGCCGTCTATACGTTCGGGCATGGAAAGGTAATGCATGGGAATGAGTGCGGGAAACGCCGCGGAGAACATCGCGGGAGGTGCGCGATATGAGCGAGCTGCTCTGCCTGGCGGTCGCCATCCTGGGCTTCGCCGGCGTGGTCGTGACGGTGTGCGTCATAGACCTCTTCGTGAGGGTGGCGCGCCTCGAAGACCGCGAGATGTATCCGCGCCTGTCGCCGTCGGTCTACGACCTCGACGAGGGAAAGCATGGAAGGAAGAGGAATGGGCATTTCTGAGAAGGTGAGCGAATCGCTCCTGGCGCAGCTTGACAGGCTCGAAGCGGTCGACGCGTCGAACGCCGACGCGCTGAAGATGGAGATCTCCCGAGCCAAGGCGGTGCAGGGAATCGCGGGGCAGCTCATAGCCAACGGCAACATGACGCTCGAAGCGTGCCGCCTGAAGCTTGAGTACGGCGAAGTGAAGGTGCCGAAGGGGCTTCTGGGATGACGCGCGGGGTTTGGGGCGAGCGCGAAGAGCGGTGGCTTCGCGAGAGGTACGCCTACGAGCACGCGCCGCAGCTCGTCGCCGAGTTCGAGCGCGAGTTCGGCAAGAAGGTGAGCAAGGGGGCGCTCTACACCCGCGCGAACAAGCTCGGGCTGCTGAAGATGGCGCGCGACTTGCCGCCCAAGGCGGTGCGGCGAATCACTTGGTGCCGCGAGCCCGAGATGCAGGAGTGGATGGAGCGCAACGACCGCGGCCAATGCGAGACCGAGCTTTCGCGCGAATTCGCCGAGGCGTTCGGCTTCCCCCTGTCGCATCCGCAGATCTCGCTCTGGCGTTCGACGAACGGGAGGACCACGAAGCGGAGCCGCGGCGGGAGGAAGCGCCGCCCGGTCGGCTCCGAGCGCTACGACGAGCGCAAGGGCCACGTCCTGGTCAAGGTCGCGGAAAACCCGACGGCTCCGCAGACGAAGGACAATTGGCGGTTCAAGCACCACGTCGAGTACGAGAAGCATTTCGGCCCCATTCCCGATGGATGCGACGTGGTGATGGCGAACCGCGACAAGCGGGACTTCCGCCCCGAGAACCTCGTCGCGGTGCCGCATCGGCTCATGTCGCGAATCAACTCGCCCGACAGCCCGCCGTGGGACGACGCCGAATCGCTCCGCGCGTGCGTCGCGTGGTGCGAGCTCGACGCGCGCGTCCATTCGGCGGAGATGGCCACGCCGCGCGAGTGCGGCGTATGCGGCAAGACGTTCACGCCGCCGCCGAGCGCGATGCAGTCCGCGCACCTGCGGAACATGAAGACGTGCCCGGAGTGCCTCGCGGCGGGGAAGAAGAGCCGCGGCGAATCGAAGCGGGCCGAGCGCCGGACCTGCGAGGTGTGCGGAGAGCCGTACATGGCGCTTCGGAGGTCGCAGCGCCGTTGCCCGAGGTGCATCGAGGAGCTTCGGGGATGCACCGTCGAGTACCACAAGAGATGGCGCGAGCGGCATGGGATTGATTGAGGAGGAAGCGAATGATGGAAATCGAAACTGCATGCGCGGCTGACATGCTGCCCGTACGCGCCCACGAGGCAGATGCGGGAGCAGACCTCAAGGCGGCGCGCGACGTGGCAATCAGGCGGGGCGATACGGCCAAGGTGTCGACGGGTGTGCGCGTGAGCATCCCCGAGGGCTGCTTCGGCCTGCTGGCCGCGCGAAGCTCGCTTTGCGGGCGCGGCCTGATGATGCTCAACGGCGTGGGAATCATCGACAGCGGCTACACGGGAGAGGTGCAGGTGCCGCTCGCGAACATCGGCAATCGGACGCAGCGCGTCGCTGCGGGCGAGCGCGTCGCCCAGCTGGTAATAGTACCGTGCGAGCTGCCGACATTCCGACGGGTGGACAAATTGGAAGACACGGAGCGCGGCGAGGGCGGCTTCGGAAGCACGGGAGTGGAGTGATGGGCCGCGAGATTAATCCATTTATCATCCCATTTCCCGTGACCATCGTGACGGATGAGGCCGAATTCGCCGAATGCGTGAAAAGCCTCGGAGCCGAGCCGCCGAGCATCGAGGGCGATGCAATCACGGTGGCCGTCAGGGACAAGGGCGTCGTCGTGTGGGTCGATAAAGGGCTCGAGCTCGGAGCGTTGGTCGGGGCCGCCGCGCACGAAGCCACGCATGCCGCGCTCGATCTGCTCTCCATGATCGGGGAGGAGGACCCCGGCTGCGAAATCATGGCGTACATGGTGCAGAGCATCGCTGTCGGGATATTCATTGCTTGCGGAAGCACGGGGGTGGAGTGATGAAAGACTTGAAAAGCGGCATCGAGCACCTCAAGCAGGCGAAGGCGCACATGAGCAAGGCGAACGGCATCATGAGCGACCACATCTCGAAGCTCAAGGCGCTCGAAGAGGAAAACGCCGAGCTGAGGGCCAAGCTCGCAGATTGGGAGGGCAACGCCGAGGGCTTCGAGCCCGACGCGTACATGAAGCTGCCGCTGGATGCGGACGGAATCGCAATCAGGCCCGGGGACAAGATTTATTTCTGCGGCGACCCCGAGGGCTTCGCGCTCAAATGCATCGCGGTCGGGTGGCCGCCGTGCCCGGTTGAGTTCGTCGATTGGGAAGAGACGGGAACGACTGCGTGGGAAGAAGGCAGTGCCTTCACGCATCGCCAGCCGAAGCCCGAGCCAGCCGACAGCTGGGAGAAGCTCGAAGAGGATGCGAAGCAACGCGATGCTCCTATTTTGGCATCGACCCAGAAAATGCGTCGTGCGAAGACTGTCCGTACGGGTCAAGTCAGACCGGACGCCTTTGCTGGCGGAACGCCAGCCTCGACATGATAGCCCGCGCCAAGAAGCTCGCGGGCATTGAGGAGGCGCAGCGATGAGCAGGAAAACGTTTTGCGATATGTGCGGAGCCGAAATCAAAGGCAACTCCGCCAAGGTTGTAGTCATTTCGGCTGAATATGAGGACTTGTACGGATGCATCTCAAGCGACGATGCCATGGACGCTTGCGATGAATGCTTCACGAGGATTCGCGAGGCAATAAAGGAATGCAGGGAGCGCGGTAGGCATGAGCGATAGCTTCGAGGTGACCGTAAAGAAGGAGGTGCGAAATGGCTAGCGACTTCGACCGCCGCGAGACAACCGCCGAGCTTTCCGCGAAGGCTCTCAAGCGGCTGAGAAAGGAGTTCAATCTGGTGTCGAGCGAGGTGTGGATCGACGAGGCCCATAGGGTCGATTTCGTTGCATATCGCCGCGGAACCGGCTACACGAACGCCGCAGCCGAGCGCGGCGCGTTCTACTTCGTCGAGGTCAAGTCATGCATGGATGATTTCACGAGCGGACACGGGCGAACGTTCGAGGGCGACGAGAATTGGCTTGTGTGTCCGAGGAAGCTTGCCGACGCGCTGCATGAGAAGCTTCAGCTCCCGAGGAACTGCAAGGTGCTTTGCCCCGATGCCGCAGGCAACCTGCGCGTCGCGTACGACACCAGCGACCGCTGGCAAAGCTTCAGGAAGCTTTCGACCGCAGCGTTGCTGCTCCAAATGGTGTTGGACAGCGCCGAGTCGTGGCGCACGTCGCGCGAAGTTTTCTACGAGGAGGCTCGGAATGATTAGCGACGAAGAGCGCAAAGAGATAGCGCAGGAGCTTCGCCATTACGCGGCCTACGGCGAAGGCGCGACGCTGACAGAGTGGTGGGCGAGGCTGCAATCCATCGTCACTGGCGAGGATGATTTTCCCGACCCGCGCTCGCTGTTCATGCGCCTTGCTGGGTTGATAGATAGCGCGGCGTGCGCTGGCGAGCAGAGCGCGGAGGTTGACGATGATTAGCGACGATGCGCGCGGGAATCGCCTGCGAGGAACCAAAGTGGAGCAAGTCATCGTCGACGAGCTGGCCGACATGCAAACGAAAGAGCCAGCGCCATTCGCGGACTATCCGTCGGCGTGGTCTGGAAAGGTCGAGGCGGACTTCACTGTTCTCGAAAAGATGCTTTTCCCGCCGATGACGGTCGATATTCATAAATGCGAGCGCTCGGCAATCGTGCCGGTCAAGATTGCCGAGCTTATCGAGCTTGAAGAGGCGGCGTGGGATGCTGGCAGGTGGGGAGACGACGCGGATTACGAGGTAGAGCTCGCGCATACCTTCGCCATATTCGATTCGGACGCCGTCGACAAGGACGGCAACCCGATCGCAATGCTGCACTGTCATCGCTGCGGCAAAGGCGGTTGGGCCGACGTCGATTCCGTCACCAGGTATTGCCCCGATTGCGGCAGGGTGGTCGCGAATTGCAGAGAATGGCAAGAGGTGGGCGAGTGACGCATTTCAGCAGCTATAAAGTCACCTCCTCGCATCGCGGAAGGTACGACGAGAGGGAGCCGTATTCGCCGCCGCCCGTCGTGACGAGCTATTTCGACCCGGCGACAGGAGAGCCACGAGGCACGCGCGCCGAGCAGCCGCCTAAGCCGAAGAAGAAGCAGATGAAATCCCTTCAGCAGCAACGCCGCGAGGCGAGCGACAGGAACAAGAAGCCCGTGCTGCTCGACGGGGAATTGCAGGAAAGCGTGACCGAGGCGGCGCGGCTCATTGGCACAACCTGCTCGTCGCTCTCGCGCATCCTGCGCAACGGCGGCAGGGAATACAGAGGACATACGGTCGCTTACGCCGTAAAGGAGGAAACGAAATGTCAATAAACAAGGTAATCGTCACGGGGAACCTGACGCGCGATCCGGAGCTCCGCGAAACCGGGGACGGGCTCCAGATACTTTCTTTCGGCGTGGCCGTCAACGACCGCCGCAAGAACCAGCAGACCCAGCAGTGGGAAGACCGCCCGAACTTCGTGGACTGCGTCATGTTCGGCAACCGCGCGGCCAGCGTCGCCCGCTTCTTATCCAAGGGCGCGAAAGTCGCCATCGAGGGCAAGCTGCGCTGGTCCCAATGGCAGGCGAAGGACGGAAGCACTCGAAGCAAGCTGACCGTCGCCGTCGACGAAATCGAGTTCTTACAGCGTAAAGAAGACGGCCAGCGCGGCATGAGCGGCGAGACCGCCGCGGCGTATCGGGCGATGGGCGTAGCGCCGAATCAAGTCGCTCCCGCCGCGCCGCTCTACGAGGACGACGTTCCATTCTGATTCATGGAGGAATTTTGATGAGATGCCCGCCTTTTGAGCGGGCATTTCCGCGTTTGGCGTGCATGTCGGTGTTACGCAGTATAGAGTATGTAACACCACATGAGAGAGGAATCGCATGGCAGAGGAATTCGACGCGCTGAAGCGCTCGCGCGCACGCGCGTACCTGGAAAGCGTCCGCGCCGAGCGCGTCAAGGTCGACGCGCTGCGCGACGAGCTCGCGTTCGAGCGCGAATCGATGGAGCCCAAGGGCATCAGGTTCGACAAGCTCGGCGGATGCTCGTCGGCGTACGCGGACGCGATTCCCGACGGAGTGTCGCGCCTTGAGGCGATGGCGGAGAGATATTCGGAGCGCGAGCGCGGATACATCGAGGCCTCGTCGAGGGCGCGCGAGGCCATATCCGCTGCGCGGTCGGCGAAGGGCGCGTCCGTGCTCATGCGCCGCTACCTTCTCGACGAACCGTGGTGCGAGGTCGCCGCCGACGTCGGATGCAGCAGCCGCACCGCGATGAGGCTCCACGACGAAGCCCTTCTCGACGTGTACGAATCGATGCCGCACGAGTGGCGCATTCCCCGCCATCCCGCCGTGTGATTCGATTCTTGTCGCATTTTGGCGGCTTTTGTCACATTTTGGCAGCTTTTGTCACAACATGTCACATCGCCGATATGGATACTTATTGAATGCGAAAGCCGTCTGGAACCAGGCGGCTTTTCTATTTCCGCCGCGGCGCTCTCGATTCCTCTTCTCGCGCCGCGGCGATTCATGGATCGTCTCGACCACGACGGGGGCGCTATGACTCTTCTTCAGCTAGGCCAAATCGTAGCCAAGTACGAGACGGAGATGGCGCACGCCATGCTCTTCGCCGTCGCCGTGGCGAAATGCTACGGAGGTGGCAAATGGATAAAGGATATTGCCTGATGTGCGGCAACCTGCGCGACGTCTACGGCGGCGTGTGCAGGCAGTGCCAGGAGGACGCCCGCGTGACGCGCAACGCCGCGAGGCTTGAGCAAGACGCCCGGGCGCGCGCCAAGGAGCGGAAGGGCTCCCGCTGATGGCGACGAAGTCGCGCTACGCGAACGGCCACGCGCGCCGCAAGGTCCGCGCCTGGCTCAAGGCGCAGGGCAGGCCGTGCTGGCTTTGCGGCCAGCCGATAGACTACTCGCTCCCTGCCGGCCATCCGATGAGCTTCGAGGTCGACGAGATAAGGCCGGCGTCGCGGGGCGGCTCGGTAGTCGACCCCGCGAACGTCGCGCCGGCGCATCGCATATGCAACGAGCGGCGCGGCAACAAGAGCGTCGCCGACATGAAGGCGGCGGCGGGGCCGCGCCCCCGCGACGTCGGATGTAAAACAAGCAGACGCTGGTGACCTGGGGGTATGCCCCTCCCACCCGTCATAGGGCGCGCCCGCGGGCATTGCGCCTTTTTTTCTCACCAAGTTCCAGCTTACCCAGCTCCAGAAGGAAGGGGGAGCCCGCGATGGGAAAAGTCAGGAAGCTGAGCGACTCAGAGCGCAAGGCGATCGTCGCCATGTTTCCCCAGCTCGGAGTGACGGAGACGGCCCGCCGAGCCGGCTGCTCCAAGTCGACCGTGCAGCGCGTCTGGTCGACCGACGGGCCGGGCGGGGAGGATACCCAGAAAACTTACCCAGGCGCGAGCTCGGCGCGGCAGCCCGAGACGACCGCGGAGCGGCTCACTGAGCTGCGCGGGATACTGCGCGCCGCGCTCAACGACGCGCCGCCGCAGGCGGTCGCGGGGCTGTCCCGCGAGTACCGCGCGACCATCGAGGAGCTCGACAGATTGGAGGGCGGAAATGGAGGCGACCCCGTCGACAGCGCCCTCGACTCGATCGCGGCCAGAATCGCGGCGAAGATGCCTGCCCCGTAGGCACGTCTCGTCGCCGCGCGGCCGCGCCGACCTCCTCGACGAGGTCGTCGACTTCGCGAAGCTCATCGGATACGGGGTCGGCGATTGGCAGCGGACGCCGCTGCGCGACTGGTCGCGGCTGGACTCCCGCGGCAAATGGGTGCACCGCCGATGCGGGCTGTCCGTGCCGCGCCAGGCGGGCAAGTCGCACGACGCGATCATATGGGCCGCGTTCCTCGTGCTCGAAATGGGCTATTCCGTCCTTTGGACGGACCACAACTACTCGACGACCTGCGAGATGCTCGCGCGGTTCCGCAAGATTTTCGGGAAGCGCGTGGGCGACCCCGACGCGCACCGCGCGATAAACAGGCGCGTCTCCGACGCGAAATCGAAGACCGCGCAGGAGAGCTACGAGTTCGCCAACGGCGGCGTGCTCTGCTTCTCGACGCGAACCGATTCCGCGTCGCTCGGCTACAGCTTCGACGTGATCATCTACGACGAGGCGCAGCTCCTGACCAAATCGCAGGCGCAGACCCTGAACCCGACCACGACGCACGCGCCGCACAAGAACTCGCAGCTCGTCTACGTCGGCACGCCGACGCGAGCCGGCTGCGCCGCCGACCGTTTCAAGGAGCTTCGCGAGGAAGCGTGGGGCGACGAGCCGGGCGACGACATGTGCTGGCTCGAATACGGCGTCGACGAGGTCGGCGACCCGCTCGACGAGTCGCGGTGGTACCTGGCGAACCCGTCTCTCGCGGAAGGCCTCGTCGAGGTCGAGGACGTGCGCACCGGCGTCATGGGAATGAAGGGCGACGACCTCGCCATCGCCCAGGAGTACCTCGGCTATTGGCTCCCGCCGAGCGTGCAGACGGAAAGCCCGCTCATCGGCGAAGACCTGTGGCGCTCGACGCTCATCCCGCAAGATGCGGTGCCCGCCAGGTTCGCGAAGATCGCGTACGGCGTGAAGTTCAGCTCCGACGGCGGCTCGGTCGCGCTCGCGGTCGCCGCGTCGGACGGCATGGCCGCCCATATCGAGCTCCCGTTCTGCGAGCCGACCGCCCGCGGGACGAAGTGGCTCGTCAACTGGCTCGCCGTGCGCGCGAACCAGGCGTGCTCCGTCGTCGTGGACGGCAAGAGCGGCGCCGGCTCGCTCTGCGACAGGCTGCAAGAGCTCGGCACGCCGAAAGGCTACGTCATAAGGCCGACGACCGACCAGGCCATCACCGCGGCGAACCTCATTTTCGAAGCCGCCGGCGACGGCGGGATAACGCACATCGAATGCCCTGCGCTCGACCTCTCCGCCGCGACGGCGACCCGCCGCGAGATAGGCAAGGGCGGCGGATGGGGCTTCGGCGGCGACAACTCGACGCCCATCGAGGCGGCGGGCCTCGCGCTGCTCGGGCTCGCAACATCCAAGAGAAACCCGAAGAGGAAGGCGAGAGTAACCTGATGGCAATCTCAATCCCCTATGCCGTCGCCTCGGCCGAAGGGCTTTCGGCGGAACACCGCGAGACGGTGCTCGAACTGCTCAACAACTGGCAGTCGCACTACTCCGGCAACGTCGTCCGCTCGCAATACTACGAGGCCCGCAACATGCTCAAGGACCTGGGCATCGCGGTGCCCGATTCGCTGCAAGGCCTCGAAGTGGCCTGCGGCTGGGGATACAAATGCGTCGAGGTGATGCGAGACCACGTGTCTTTCGACGGGTTCACGTCTCCGGAGGACTACGACACGGAGAAGCTCCTGAAGCAGGTCGCGCGCCGCAACTTCATGCCGACGCGCGTCGGGAAGGCCGTCAACTCGGCGCTCAAATACTGCTTCAGCATGTGGGTGGTCACGTCGGACGAGGAGGGCCACGCGCGCATATCGGCGTACCCTCCAACGCTTTGCACCGGCATATGGGACGATGTCGGCGAATGCCTGTCGGCCGGCATGTGGGTCGTCTCGTTCGCGAAGGAGCGCGGCCGAAAGACGAATCGGCCCGATTGGGTCGACGTCATGCTCGACGACTGCCTCATCAGGCTCCGCGCCGACGGGGACGGCAGATGGTCCGCCGAGTACGTCGAGCACGGCCTCGGCATCGTGCCTATGTTCGTGATGCCGTACAACCCGGACGACGACCGGCCGTTCGGCGTGTCGCGCATAAACTCCGAGGTGCGCTGGCTCATAGACTGCGCCATGCGCGCGAGCGTGAACGAGGAGGTCGCCGCCGCCTTCGCCGCGTCGACGCAGAAATACCTGCTCGGCACCGACGGGGACGCCTTCGAGGACAAGACGAAATGGAGCGCGTTCATCGGCTCCATCTTCGAGGTCTCGATAAACAGCGAGGGACAGATTCCCCAATTCGGCCAGCTCACGCAGCCGAGCATGCAGCCCATGACCGAGCATTTCTCGAACCTCTGCAAGCGCATGAGCGCCGCGACGGGCATCCACGCCGGCCAATTCGGAATCGTCGGGGACAACCCGAGCAGCGCCGACGCCATCTATTTGGAGAACTCGCCGCTCATCCTCAAATGCAAGACCTTCATCAAGGAGGCGAAGGCCGCGCTTTCCCGCGTGGCGATCGCCGCCGCCGCGACCGAGCTCGGGAAGAGCTACGCCGAGGCCGAGGAGGCCTGCGACGTGTCGGTCAGCTTCCTCAACCCCGCGATGCCGACGCTCGCGCAGCAGACCGACAGCTCCATCAAGCTTGCGTCCGCCGTTGACGGCTTCGCCGGCACGCCGACGTTCTGGCGCCTGAACGGCCTGGACGACGACGAGGTGAGGAACGTCATGTCGGAGATAAGGCGCAACGTCACGCGCTCCGCCGCGTTCGACCTGATTTCCGGCGCTTCCCAAGAGCAGGCGAAGACGGCGGCATCGGATGATTAGCTCGGCCGAGTTCGCGGCGTACAACAGCGCGGTCGCGCGAATCGGCGACAAGGCCGCGTCCGACGTCGAGTCGTCCGTGCTCGCCTGGTGCCGCGCCAACGCCTCGGCGACCGTGGCCGAGAAGCGCGAGGCCGCCAAGCTCATCATGGATGGGTACATCCAGGGGTACGACGACATCGCCGCGGAGTTCGCCGCGGAGTGGTACGACCACCGCGCACAGAAGAGCGGCGTCGCGCTCGACCAGGCAATAACCATGACGACGTACAAGCCGGAATCCGTCGACGACGTAGCGCGGTACCAGGCGAAGAAGCTCGCGAAGGGCGGTGACGCCGAATTCGCGAAGGCGTGCGGCGAGTTCGCCAGGAACGACGCCTTCCGGAGCCTGAACGAGACGATCATCGCGAACGTAGGCCGCGACAGGGACAAGGGCGCGAGGTTCGCCCGCGTCCCGACGGGCTTCGAGACTTGCACGTTCTGCCTGATGCTCGCGAGCCGCGGCGCGGTCTACCACACGAGGAAGTCGGCAGGCGAGTTCAAGCACTTCCACCGCGGATGCGACTGCAAGGTAGTCCCGAGCTTCGAGCACGACCCCTACGCCGAGGTGGTCGAGGGGGTTAAGCCGCGCGAGCTGCAAGAGCGGTGGAAGCAGTTTGTCGACATTGACAACAGTCCCGGGTTGACGGAATTGGAAAAACGATTGCTCAAGGGTCGCTTTGGAAAGTCGGGAAGGATAAGTAAGGAGCGAGGGGCAAAACCGTGGAGGAAAGAAATATCCGCAGCAGAAATTCTGGTTGCGTGCGGCGTCGACATCAGATTTATTAAGGAAACAAAGAGAGCAAAAACCCCGGACGCTTATCTCGACGGTGTTGTATATGAATTTAAAATCCCAGATTCAATGGGCGACAAAACCATAAAGAATCAAATGAAGAAAGCGACCGGAAAAGGAACAGGAAATCTCTTGCTGAGCAATATTGCAAACGGTGCGAGCGACAGCGAGTTCCTGCGCGCAATCGAAAGATTTCTGAGCGATGACGAGTACAAGGACGATTTTGAAGAGATTAAAAGAATCTTATTCGTCGGCCGCGAAGGGACAATAAAGGAATTCAAAAGATAAGGCCGTCTAACCCCCTGTGAGTTAACCCAGGTATAGACGGCCTAACAGCTGTTGCTTTGATTGTACCACACTCTTTTTTAGATTGCTGGAAACGGTGTCGGCAGAGAGATTGCGCGAGTTTTGGAGCAGTGTCGATCTAACTGGTAATCAAACGATAACCCGAGAGTGGTGGTTGACAACCGCTATAGCAAAATCGCGGATGTCGATGCGGAGAAGCAGATAGCCGAGTCGATGAAGTACCTATCCAGCAAAGGCCAGTTCAACTTCAGCGATGCGATGCTCATCAAGAACGGGACCGCGACCCTGTACAAAAAATAAGAGCTAGAGGGTTACATATAGGCAAGAAAACCTTAGCTCCTCTAGCTCAGTTCCAGTTTACCACATCGGGGCGTGGCGGAATGGCAGACGCGCGTGCCTCAGGAGCACGTGGGCATCGCTCGTGCGGGTTCGAATCCCGCCGCCCCGACCAACGATTGCAGGCAAGGCCGTTGTGCTTTGCAAAGGAGGAACGCATGGCATCAGATGATTTCGAGGTAGTGGCCTTCAAAATCCTGTCTTACCTGTACCGGTGCATGAAGGGCGGCAAGAAGGTGGACATCGCCGCGCTGCGACAGCTCGTCGGGTGCAACGAGGCGTACTTCGGCGCTGTCGTCAGGAGCCTCCAATCGAAAGGATACGTCGAGGGCTTCGCGTTCGACGGATTCTCGGGAGTCGTCATCGACTCTCCTAACTTGGCCGCCATGTCCGACCCCATGATTACCATGGACGGGGCGATATACGTGAGCGAGAACTCGCGAATGCGCAAGGCAAAGGACTTTGCTGGACACGCATTCGAGGTCGCGCTTTCTGCGGCCATCCAGGCGGCGGCATCGCGTATCTAATCGCGCCCAACACAATCGAATAGATACCACCGTAGGCCCCGTTCGGGGCCTTCGTTGATTCAAGCCATCCGCACGGGTGGCTTTTTTCATACACGGAAGTGCCCCGCACGGGGCGAGACGAGGCGCCGCACGGCGCCGGACAGGAGGAAAGCATGGAAGACGGAGCCCAGGAGCAGGCCGCGCAGCAGCCGCAGCAGGAATCGGGCGAGACCCAGGAGAAGGACTACAAGGCGCTCTACGAGGAGGCCGTCAAGGAGTCCCGCAAATGGGAGAAGCGCTCTAAGGACAACCTCGCGCAGCTCAACGACCTCAAAGACTCCAAGGACAAGCCGGACCCGACCATCGAAGAGCGCATCGCCGCGCTGGAGAAGGAGAACGGCGACCTCAAGGCGGCGTCGGCGCGCGCGAAGCTCGTCGATTCCGTGGCGAAGGCGACCGGGCTCGACCGCGCGATCGTCGCGACCCTGAGCGGCGCCGACGAGGAGTCGCTCACCGAGCAGGCCGAGGCGATCGCGGCAATCGCGAAGCCGCAGGGCGGAGCGCCGCGCGTGCCGGAAGCCGGACAGAAGCAGAAGCCAGGCAAGCCCTCCAAGAAGGACATCCTCGGAATCGAGGACAAGAAAGAACGCATGGCCGCCATCGCGGCCAACATCGACCTCTTCAAGTAAGGGGAGAAAGGGGCCAGAATGCCCGACATCAAGACCCTCGCAGCAGCACGCAACGTCGACCTCGTCGACACCTTCACCAAGTCCATCGCCAAGCTCGCGAAGATGCTCTCCGCCTGCGACCCCATCAAGGCGAACGTCGGCGAGACGCTTCACCAGAAGAAAATCACCGGCAAGCTCTCCGAGACCGAGTACGTCGAGGGGCAGGAGATTCCGGAGTCCAAGTACACCTGGGCCGACGTGACGACCTACGAGGTCGCGATCAAGCCCTACCGCAAGAAGACCACCTTGCAGGAGATCAAGAAGCGCGGCTACGAGGCCGCCGTCGACGCGACCGACTCCGCGATGATCTCCGACATCCAGCGCGGCATCAAGAAGGACTTCGTCAACGTGCTCGCCGGCGAAGGCACCACCGCCGTCACCGGCAAGAACCTCGTCGCCACCGCCGCGAACGCGTGGGCGGCGCTCGACAACCTCGTCGAGGACTACTCCTTCGGCGACGTCGACGTCATCTACTTCGTGAACCCCGTCGACTTCGCGAAGCAGATCGCCGACTCCGAGGTCTTCTCCGCCTTCGGCATCTCCTACATCGAGAACTGGGCGGGCCTCGGCACGCTCGTGTCCACCGGCTCCGTCGCCGCCGGCACGATCTACGCCACCGTGAAGAACAACATCAAGGTCTACACCGCGAGCACCGAGGGCGACGACCTCTTCGGCTTCTACACCGACGAGTCCGGCTACATCGCCATCAACCATTCCAGCGAGCTGAAGAGCCTCGCATACGACACCGTCGCGTACACCGGCATCACCTTCTTCGCCGAGTACATCGACATGGTCGTGAAGGGAACCATCGCAGCAACCGCGTAAAAGGAGAGCAAATGATCGCAACCGTGACATACCCGTACCGAGACCGCGAGACGTACGAGATCCACCGCACCGGCGACGAGGTCGAGCTGACCCCCGAGCGCTTCGCCGAGCTGTCCGCCGCAGGCTACGTCGACGCCGCCGAGCAGGCCGCCGAGCCCGAGCCGGAAGAGCCAGAGAAAGCCGAAGCGGACGAAGCCGACGAAGTGGCGGCCAAGGAGGCGAAGGACGTCCACGAGATGACGGCGGCGGAGATGCGCGCCGAAATCGAGGCGATGGGCGGCTTCGCGCCGAAGAAGGCGACGAAGGCGCAGCTCGCCGAGCTTTTGGAGCAGCTGTGAGCGAGGGATTCGCGACCCTCGCGGACTACGAGCTGAGGTATGGCGCGGTCGCCGACGGCGACGGGGACAAGGTCTCCGCGCTCCTGTCGGACGCGTGCGACATGCTGCTCGCGGCCTACGAGTCGCGATGGGGCGAGTACAGGCGGGGCGAGCACGGCGCATTCGACCGCGCCGCCTGCGCCGTGGCGTGCTCCATCGTCTCGCGGGCCGCGAACGTGCCGCTCGGCCTGGCCGGAGCGTCGCAGTACAGCCAGACCGCGGGCAGCTACAACGCGTCGGTCACGTTCGCCAACCCGACCGCCGAACTGTGGGTCGGCAAGGCCGACCTGAAGCGGCTGGGGCTGGCCGGGTGCCGAATCGGCAGCATCGACGCGATGACGGGGGCGGACCGTGATTAATCTCATCCCAGACGAAGAGGTCGCGGTAATCCGCGATTCCGCGAGGCTCGACGACCTCGGCGAGCCAATCGACTCGCGGCCGTCCCGCGAGGCCGTGCGCTGCGTGGTGTGCCCCGGCTCGACCTCCGACTTGGGGGCGGAGCGGCCCAACGGCGCGAGAATCGCGTACACGCTGCATTTCCCGAAGACGTACAGGGGCGACCTTCGCGGCTGCTCGGTCGAGGTGCGCGGAGAGGCGTTCGACGTGGTCGGCGACCCGATGCGCACGACCGAGGCGGCGACGCCCGGCGCATGGAACATGGCCGTCGAGGTGGCGAGGGCGGATGGGTAGGTTCAAGCCGGACCGCGCGGGATACGCCGCGCTCATGAACTCCGCGCCCGTGCAATCCATGCTCGAGCGCAAGGCGCAGGCCGTGAAGGCGGCCGCGGACGCCGCGCTCTCGGAAGGCGGCTACGACTTCGAGGGGCACGAGGTGAAGGATTTCGACGGCGTCCTCGCGCGGGGGCGCGTCGTGCGCACGAAGACAGACCAGGCGCGCTACAGCGAGGCGAAGCGCAAGACGCTCTCGCGCGCGCTCGATTCGGCGAGGGGGTAGCGAATGGACGTTGAGGCGGCGGTCGCGCGCAGGCTCGCGCAGGCCGCAGGAGTGCCCGGGTGCCTAGAGGTGCCGGAGGAAATGCCCGACTCGTTCATCAGCGTCGAGCAGATCGGCGGCGGAGGCTCGATGTTCGAGCCGTGCAGGCTCGCCGTCGACTGCTGGGCGAAGAAGAAGGAGCGCAAGAAGGCCCGCGCGCTCGCCGAATCGGTGGCCGCGGCTGTGGCGGACCTCGACGAAGAGGCCAACTTCTTCCATCCGGAAGTGACGAATCTCTATCGCCAGAACGACCCGGACACGGGCCGCTCGCGATACATCGTGCAGATCCAGATATGGGTCTGCGAATAGCAGAAAGGAAACAGCATGGCAGAGGCCAATGGCAACAACCAGGCGAACGTCAGCTCCGCGAAGGGCGTGAAGGGCGGCTACATCTTCTCCGCGCCCGAGGGGACGGCGCTCCCGACCGACATCAAGACGCCCCTCGCCCCGGCATTCAAGTGCCTCGGCTTCATCAGCGAGGACGGCTACGTCGAGACCGTGGACGAGGACTCCGACGACATCCCCGACATGAACGGCGACATCATGGACTCGACCAACTCCAACCGAGTCGAGTCCGCGCAATTCACGCTCGCCGAGATCAAGGCCGAGACGCTCAAGCGCCAATACGGCGAGAAGAACGTGACCGACGCGAACGGCGTCATCACGGTCAAGCACAACTCGAACTCGCACGACATCTTCTCGTACGTCTTGGAGCTCGTGCTGAAGAACAACCGCCGCTGGCGCAAGGTCATCCCCGCCGGCAAGTCCGCGGAGCTCGACGACCTCAACATCTCCAGCTCCGAGCTTTGCCAGCGACCGCTGACGATGAAGTACCTGACCGACGAGGACGGCAACACCTGCTACGACTACTTCGAGTCGACCGAGACCACGGCGACCGCATAGCCGCAGAGGGGCAACAGCTTTTGGCGGGGCCGAGCGCCCCGCCTTTTTTCGCATGGAGGAAAGAATGGAAAAGAAGAAGCACGAAGTCGCGAAGGTCGAGTTCCGCGGCCAGGAATTCGACATCGACAAGACCGCGTTCGCCTCGCTGAAGGTGCAGACCGCGCTCAACCTCGGCGACAAGGACCCGCGCGCCGCGAACGAGGCGATGAACCTCATCTGCTGCGGGCGAGTGGTGGAATACATCGGCCGCATCCCCGACGAGGGCGGCGCCCTTCCCGACGAGCTCGGATGCTCCGCCGAGGACTGGCAGGCCTTCACGGCCGCGATAGGCGAGGCGGTGGCGGCAAAAAACTGACGTCCTTCGCGCGCGATTGGCTCGACAACCGCGCCGACGTGGTCGCCGACTTCCGCCAATACTACGGAATCGACCTCCCGGTCGAGCCGACCGACGACGACTGCTCGCGGTGGTCTCTGCTCTGGTACGCGCTGCCGCGCGAATCGCGCACGGCGCGCCGCCAGACGCCGGAGCTTCGGTGGAGCGAGGGGGAGTACATGCTCGCGATGGCGGTGCACGCGCTGGAGGTCATCGCATGGCAGAGGACGAAGGACGGCCAGCGCGGGCGCAACAAGCCGCATCCGCTGAAGACGCCCGCGGAGCGCGCGGAGGCGCAGCAGCACCGCGACAACGCGCTCGCGGCGCGCGAAGACATAGACGGCATTCTCGGAATGCACGAAGGAGGTGCGTAAATGGGGGCAGTCAACGTCGGCAGCGCGTCGGTCACGATCATGCCGACCATGAACGGCTTCGCCGGCAAGCTCAACAAGCAGCTCGGCAGCGCCGGCACGTCCGGCGGCGCGGCCTTCTCGAAGGCCTTCGGCGGGAAAGCCGTCGGCGCGGCGGGAGGAATCGTCTCGAAATTCAAGAGCGCCGGCACCTCCGTCGGCGCGCAGATGGGAACGGCGGCCGGCGCGGCGCTGAGCGCGAAGGGCGCCGCAATCGCGGGCATCGCGGGCGGCATCGCCTCGGCGGCCGCGCAGAAAATCATGGCCGCGCTCTCTTCTCTGACAGGCGAGATAACGAACGCTTCCGACTCGGCGCAGAAATTCGCCAGCACGCTCGGGTTCGGCGGCGTGGACACCTCGACCATCGACGCCCTGACGGCCTCGACGCAGGACTATGCCGACAAGACCATTTACGACCTGGGCGACATCCGCAACACGACCGCGCAGCTGGCCGCCAACGGCGTGTCCGACTACGCGCAGCTGTCGGAGGCGGCGGGCAACCTCAACGCCGTGGCCGGCGGCAACGCGGCGACCTTCAAGAGCGTCGGCATGGTTCTCACGCAGACGGCGGGCGCCGGAAAGCTCACCACGGAGAACTGGAACCAGCTCGCCGACGCCATCCCCGGCGCGTCGGGCAAGCTCCAGGAGGCCATGAAGGCCAACGGCGCGTACACCGGCAACTTCCGCGACGCCATGGAGAAGGGCGAGATATCCGCCGAGGAATTCAACCAGGCGATCATGCAGCTCGGCATGACCGACGTCGCCAAGGAGGCGGCGACCTCGACGGCGACCTTCGAGGGCGCGATGGGCAACCTGGAGGCATCGGCCGTCACGGCCGGCGCGAAGGTCCTCGACGCGTTCAAGCCGCTCCTCACTGGCGGCATGGCCTCGGCGGGAGAGGCAATCGACGGCATCGGCGATTCGGTCGCCGATTTCCTCTCGAAATGCCAGGACAACGGCGCGATACAGGCGCTTTCAGACGATGTGTCGCTCCTCGGCGGCGCGGCGCTCGACGTGATGGGCGCGGTAGGAAGCCTCGTTGGCGCGGTGCTCGGCATCGAGCCGGGGGCCGACGGCGCGGCCGACGCGGCGGACTCGTTCAAGGGCGCGCTCGACGCGGCGCATCCCGCGATCCAGGGAGTCGCCGACGCGGCGTCATGGCTCAGGGACAACGCGGCGAAGGCCGCGCCCGCGGTGCGGGCGCTCGCGGCCGGATTCGTGCTCATGAAGGCGGCGTCGGGCGTCGCGGGCGCCGTGAAGTCGCTCTCCGGCACGCTGACCGCCGTCTCGACGCTCTCGACCTTCGCAGCCGGAGGCCTGGCCGCCATGGCGGGCGGCGAGACCGCGGCGGGAACGGGGGGGAGCCTGTCTGCCGGGCAGGTGCTCGCGCTCGGGGCGGCCGTGCTCATGGTCGGGGCGGGAGTGGCGCTCGCGGCGGCCGGCATCCTCCTCCTGGCGACGGCTGCGATGCAGGTCGCCTCTGCCGGGCCGGGCGCGGCGCTCGCCATGCTCGGCATGGTGGCGGCGGTGGCGGCGCTCGCGCTCGGGGCCGCGGCCTTGGGGCCCGCGCTCACGGCGGGAGCCGTCGGCATGCTCGCGTTCGGCGCCGCGGTGCTGATGGTCGGCGCGGGAATCGCGCTCGCCACCGGCGGCATCGCGGGCTTCGCAGGCGCGTGCTCGTCCGCCTCGGGCTCCGTGACCTCGATGGGGTCT